CATCCCGGCGAATGTTTCGGCGGGCAAGGTAAACCGGCTAAAACCGCCAGACGTGCCGTTGTAGTGGTCGATCAGCTGGGATGCCGCTGTGTCGGTGATGTTGGTGAAGGTCAGCTGCAGTTCGTAGCCGTAGGCGCGGTTGCCAAAGGCTCGCTTGACAGTGGCGCCAGACAAGGCGCGGTACACCTTTGTAGGGAACTGACCGAGACGGAAGCTCCGCTCTGATGGTTTGATGCCGGGGAATTGAGCAGTCATCAGCGGAGACCCACGCGGCTACGGGTGCCAGGGCTTTGCTGCAGTTTATCTAAGGTCATTGTCATCCCTCGTTTTGCCCCGTCGCTGGCAGCTTGGCGGCGGGTGGCTGCCATGGCTTGTTCCAGTTGATCGCGGCTGACGTATTCGACCCCGCCGATGTTTGTGGTCTGGAAGTTCATGTTCAGCACTGGCGTACCGCCTCCGGCTGAACTGGAACCCATGGCAGAACGCAAGTCGTTGTTTGACATGACGTTGCCACCTGTGCTGGGCAAGAACAATTCAGGTCCGCGCTCACCAACGACATAAGGCGTTCCAGCTGATACAGGACCTCCGGCCGCCAATCCGCCACCGACAGCAAAACCGGGCAGCGATGTGCTTAATCCACCAGCTCCGGCAAGATCAGGAAGGTTCAAAGCGCCTGTTGTGTCTACACCTACTTTTCCACCAAAAATACTGCCTCCGCCCAAACCCGCGAATAGTTTGGCGATACCGATTGCGATATAAGTTGCAATCATTTTTGCTCCTTCATTAGCAAGAATTTGACCGACAGTTTGTAGTAAATCAGCAAACACTTGTTTGACGGTGTTTGCCCCCGTTACTAGATCAACGATTCCATTGGTAAGCGCAGAACCTATAGCGTTTCCGATTCCTTGAGATACGCCGATCGCGGCTAACTGAAGATTTTCTAACTCTTTTACTGCATCTTTTATAAACTGTCCGATTTCGTCGCTACGAAGAAAACCTTTTTCCCAGTCAACGCCTTCCTGTAAAGACCGGAAGGTTTCCTTGTAGATTTCTTCGATGTCACGTTGTAGTTCGCGCTGTTTATCCAGCATCTCCAGTTCAGCGTCCTTTAAACGCACAATTTCTTGTGCCCGAATTACGGCTTTTTCTGTTTCGTAGTTTGCATTTAGTAAGGCTTTTGCCGCATCACGGTTAATGTCGGCTACTTTTTGATCGTACTCCAAACGTATAGCTAGTTCCTTATTCCCTTCAAAAAGAGCATCGCGTATGCCGTCTTGAGTGACGGACATAAGCTTCATAGCCTCTAAGTCTTCTTGAAGAAGTGCTGTGCGGTCTTCTGGTGGTTTGGGACCTTTTGCCCCCGCGCCACCTGACGGTGCCGCTTGGGACGGTACTTGAAAACTTGTAAGTGGACCTGCAGCTGGGGCAGTCGGAGCAAAAGCGCCAGGGACTAAACGCCGCAGCTCTGCTTGTTTCTGGCTTTCATAAAACTTTTGTGCTGCTGGATTAAACGCACGTATTCCGCCAAGTACGCCAAACTTACGTTGCGTCGTTGTTTCAGCAGCACGTGCCGCTTGTATTTCGGCTTGAGCCATACGGCCCCCATTCATTAAATCGGAAAGTCTTGAAACAGCTCTTGATACCGCGTTGACAAAATCAGTAACGCGATCAGTTAGCCACTGCATAGCCGGCCCAAACGCACGCACCAGATTTGTGGCTAAACCTGCTAAAGACTGTCCTAGAGCATTGACGCTAGCGGTCAACCGCTCCATCGCTGTTTTAGGTTTATTTGCTGCTGTTACACCTTCATTACCCATTTTTACCAGAGTATCAATAAGTGTTTGTACTGAAATGTCGCCGTCCTTTGCCATTTTTAGAATGGCATCGCGGCTGACACCGTATTTATTTGCTAGCTCTCCTTGGATATTTATTCCTTGACTTGTTAGTTGATTAAGTGTTGCTTGCGTTACTTTTCCGGATTCAAGAGCTGATGTAATAGCGTTACCTGTTTTCTCAAATGATCCACCGTACTTATCTGTAAGTGTAGTAACAAGCTGGATTGCTTTGGCTTGATCTTCAAGCTCTAGCCCCAGTCCTCGGATATTCTGGATTACTGCTGTAAATTTTTCTACATCAGTATTGGCGGTCTTAAACGCAGCAGCTAATTGCTTAGTTTGCTCTGCAGAGAAACCTAAATCTTCTCCAAGTTGTTTAACTGCTTGTCCTCTAGACGCAATATCGCCGATCAATGTTCCAAGTAATGATCCGGCAAAACTTCCTCCAGGGCCTGCTAAACCCCCTACAAGACCACCGATAGCACCACCAGCGGCGGCTCCACCACTTTGGCCAAATAACAGCGGAAAAGCTCCGCCGATAACTGCGCCGCTTACTGCTCCCCCTAAACGTCCTCCGATACCGCGACTTGTCCGCGCAGCTGCGCCTGTCGCCGGAGGCAGAGCTGGACCTTGTACGCCAAAACCTGCGTTTGCTGTGGGAACGGCTTTGCGCTGTAAGGCTATTTGCTGTTGAATTAAACGATTTTGTCTGTCTCTTGCGGCATTAGCTTGGCCCAAGGCTTGTACGTATTGTTGTACTGCTTGGCGTTCGGCTGCTGTCCCAGCGTTTACTTTATTAAGTGTTGCAGCAGCTTTTGCAAGATTTGCATTGTAGGCATTGAGACTCTGCGAGGCACCGGCTAATTGCTTGTTTACAGTATCTACTCCTGTAGAAAGAGTATTTATTTGTTTTGTAATAGCCTGAAGCTGCTGTATGCCCTTTACGCCAATCTCAATATCGGCTCTGTAGGCAGCCACGGCGTTCCACGCATACTCTGGTACTTCAGTTTACGGTGTAAAAAAGCCGCCGGGTTAGCGGCGGCGTCTGGCCTTGTCCATCTCCTTCTGCTGGTCTTCATTCAGGATCTGGAAGTAAGCGCTCCAGCCGAGTAACTCCTCGGCGGTCATGGTTGTCCGAACTTCGGTAAGGGTTAGGCCCAGCTCCTTGGCAACGCCAAACTGGAGCATGAGCCAGTTGTCCTTGCGGAGTTCGGCGCTCAGGAGTTTGGGTCGATGGGCTCGGCGTCGTCGGTCGGGATCGCCAGCATCAAAGCCTGCAAGTCTTTGTCCTTCACCTCGTTTTTCAGCACGTCCACTTCGCCGACGCTGAACAGTTTGGAGCCGGATTCGTCAAGGGCCTTGGCGATCAGCAGTTGGAGTGCGAAGGCGTTGGCATCGTCAGACTTGGCCTGCTTTTGGGCGCGTTCGCGCTCGGCCATCGTCAGCGGTGCCACCCACATTTCAAATTTGCTGCCGTCAGACAACTCAACTACTTTTTTGACTGGCTCCAGGTTGGCGGCCTTGCGGAGACGGTCGATTGCGCGTACAGGAACGGGCATACCAGTGCTTGGGGTATGGGATTAGTGTAGCGGAGTAGAAATGAAAAACCCCGGCTGGGGGCCGGGGCTTGCTGAACTGACTGCGACAGCAGACTATCAGGTGGAGGTGCTGAAGTCGAAGGTCGGAGTGCCAGCAGGGCGGAAGTTGACGGTCACCGATTGGGCGTCGTCGGGGTTGATGTTCAGGCTGGCCGAGGTCAGTACTGCATCGAAAGCGATGGAACGGCTCAGGCTCTCGCTCAGGGTGCCGCCGCTGAACACGCGGTCGGTGTAGAGCTTGAAGGCAGCGCCGTTTTGCTGGCGCTGGAGCACGTCCTCGATCATGCGGTTGGACAGGGCGGCGTCCTCGTTGGTCATGTAGACCGTCGCGGTGCCGGTGCCATCGCCGAAGCCGCTGATGTAGCTGCGGAAGGGCACATACTGACCAGGGGTTTGACCGATGGTGGTTACGTCGATCTCAGCGCGGCTGATCTCGAAACTCCAGTCGCGGACTTGGCCGACAACGGCGAAGTCGGCGTAATACACCTCAAATTCGTTGGGGGCAGCCACGGTGCCATCGTCGGTGATGGCCAGGATGGTGCCGCCAGCAGAAGTCGATACGGTGAGCGCACCAGTTGCAGCGGTGTAGCTCAGCACGTAGTAGGTGGTGGCGTCAGAGATGGGCGCAGGCAGGGTGCCGGTGCCGGAGCCGCCCGTCTGGCTGTTCACCACGCGGAATTTAACCGGGTCGCCTGCCTTGAAGTTCAGGTAGGGGGCGACGGTGATTACATCGGTGCCAGTATTGACGCCGGCTTCGCCGAAGGTGCCGGTGGTGCCGGCGGGTTTGTAGTAAAGAGCGCCGGACGTGCCGGACAAAACGGTGGTGGCCATAGGGCGTACCAAGTGGACGTTGTGGGCGGGCACTGCCCGGCTTAATACAGGTTAGCGCCTGTTCTTAAGCATCACCTACGACAAAACAGTTGCGACGTAAGAGGTATCAATCCTTCCTACAAAGTGTGGGGCTTCCTCTGTCGCTGAAAATGTCGGCCCGTTGATTTCGCCGACGCGGAAAAATACGCCGCTCGTTGTTTTGGCGGTGTTGTTTAGTGTCTCCAGGACATTGACTGCTGTAGTGATCAAGGTTTGGTTGCGGGCTGGACCTCTGCCTTTTTCCGTAAAAATGCGGATAACAACAGCGCCACGGGCGTTGTCAACGCTGCTGGTAAGCGTGGGCTCGTTGGTAATACCGAAAGTAACATTGACGCGAACGTACTCAGTGGTGGTGTTAGGTGGAACTGCTGTGATGTTGTCGAAATAAACGGGTACTGGCGGTACCAGTGCGCCAAACGCTGTAAGCAGCGGATTTTCGACAGCGGCGCGGATTGCTTGGTAATTCATAGCTTCACGCTGCGAAGTGCTTGATCCATGTAGAGGCTTATTGTCTTGTCTATTTTCCCACCGCGTATATATGTTGTGTACCAGTCCAAAGGTGCTGTGCGTTGATTAGGTCCATCCGCTTGCAGGGATAGATCACCGCGAGTGCCGCTAGTGCGATTACCTCTTTCGGCTTCTTTAATCGGCCCAAAGCCTGGGTATCTGTAGGTACTTTCGACTAGATCAAGTGCTACATCCGCATGTGGGGCTTTGTTTGCGATGTAGTATTTTACTTCGGGCTTAAATTTATACTCTTTTGGAGTAAGAATAGGTGCCAGCAATCTTTG